TCGTCTGGAGGGTGTTTTTATCCCTCCGAAGTTGGAGGGTAGCCGCCTGCTTTTGGTTTCCCTGTCCGTATCATATCACAGCATTACCAAACAGGCAACTATATTACTCCCATTAGTATAATTCTATTCTTCCATCTCTATATCACGCATCAGCAACAATCGTTCCACTGTTTCCAGTGTTTTTCTCCTGTATCCTTGAAAATCCTTTCTCTGCATCGGGATCCAGTGTCTTTTATACATCACCTCATAACCGATACCCAGTTTCAAACACGTAAATAGCTCTGCTGCTATGTCCTCATTGGTCAAGACTGCTGCCCGTAAAAGTAATACTAAATCTTCGCCCCTTGCTTCTTTGCAGAATTTCACAAGCTTATCAACCTCTATGTGATTGATTCCATAATCCGACATATATCTGCCTCTTACTCCTCGTTCCATTTACCTACCTCCCAAGTTCGAATACATTCTGTCCGTTGGACATCTGCATTTCTTTTGCTGTATTAATAAGCTGTTCAAGTACAGTACGGCTGTCCAGATTTACCACAAGCTTTATCATTCCTGTACCTTTACCGCTTTCTTCACTTACGATTTTTCTTAACAGATTTTCCGGCATCTCCAAGTTGTTTCCCTTTGTCTGGTCACCAAGAACCGCTAAAAACGGATTTCCGGCCGGAATAACTGCGCCCTGTGCAAGGTAAGGAACCCTCCTGAAGTTCGCATGAGAAAGATTGATTCCTTTACCACCGATACCTGGAACCCAATCCGGCACCTTAATATGATTCAATCCATCAATCAGATTATTAATCGCTTTGACAATCGTCTGTCCCATTGCATTAAACAAAGCAATAACCTCATTGACTGGGGTTTTGAATATCGAAAAAACCAAATTAGCAACTCCACGTAATATACCCAAAACTCCTTTTAGTGCCATATCTATATTTCCTGTAAATGCTCCTTTTAAGAACGTAATAAATCCAGAACATATCTGCTTTATACTGTTAAAAATACCTTTTACGGTACTTAATAAAACTTCTATTCCCTCTCCCAATACTCCGAGTTGAGCATTCCAATCAACGGAAAATACTCCTTTTATCCAGTCCATAAGTTTCGACATTGCAGCTTTAAGCTGATCCCAGTGAGTGATTATTAATACAATAGCTGCAACAGCTAACGCAATGGCAATAGGTATTACATTTGAAGCAACTGCAAATCTATCGAAAGCCGCAACGATCATAGAAATTGCTCCAGATAATCCCCCGGCACCAGTGAATACGCCTATAAGACTTGTAATGGCACTTCTTATTCCAAGTACAAGAGGTGATATCTTCGATGATACAAAGGCTCCAAGCAGTGCAGCTCCAATTGCATCTATAATCCATTGATGCTCTCCGAGAAAGTCAAATACACTCGCAAGCACATTAAGCAATGTTGGAAGTCCATTTTCTATCAAGAACTTAAGCATTGGTAAAATGATATTCGTATACACTCTTTCTAAGAAACTTCCAATAGCTTCTATCAGTGGTGACATAGATTCAAACAGATTCTTAATCGAATTAAGTAACGGGTAAAAGTTCAATGATCCCGCCCACTGAGCCGTATCCCACACAAGACGATTGATAATATCAAGTACCTTTTGGAAAGCATCTGCTATAGCCTGTATAATGGCCGTTCCTACGGCGTTTTTATTCCAAGCTATATCTAATTGCCTTGCGATATTCCCGACCGTTGTAAGCAGTCCCTGTGCGATCTGTAACATGGTAGACAGTATCTGTGTGCCTGTACCATTCGTCCAGACTTCCAACATACTACTGCCGACACTCTTTGCCAGTGCTCCAAGTTCCGATAATGCATACTTAGCAGCATCAATTGTGTTCTTTCCCTCACGTTCCCACGCTTCTTTGAACGGTTGGAATATCTGCCCCAGTACATCCTTGATTTTTTCGAAAATCGGCGGTGCATCTATTGGAACTTCTTCAAACATTTTGCTGATCGGTGTTCCGTTTGCACCGGATCCAGACGGTGTTGTGTCGGTATCCTTATTTGTTGTGTACCGATTAATTTCATCAAGAGGTGACAGGTAGTCTTTCGCTGCTTTTGTGGCTTTTTTCGTAGACTTGGCGGTTTTGTCCAGACTGGCAGCATAATCTTTTTGTACTGCCAGTGCCTTTGTGTATGTTTTATTCCCGGCAAGGTAACCGAAAAACATTCCTACATAGGTTATGGCTGTGCTGATAAGGTCAATGAATCGTGACAGTATCGGTGTGATAACGGTTAGTATCGGATTGAAAGCTGTAGCAAGTGAATTTTGTAATCTGATAAGGCTTCCCCACAAAACAGATAAACAACTATTGGTTCCGTTGGAATACTGAGCTAAGTTATCAAATCCGGCCTTGATTCCACTCATTACTCCCGAAAACGCCCGCATTACAATGTTCATTAGTAAGCCTGTTTTTATCATTCGTGACATACTAAATCTTGCGTTATCAACTGATTTTTCGGTCTTTTTCATATTTCCGGCAATCTTTCCACCGACTACTCCAAATCTCCCCTCTTCTTTTGTTGTATTTTTTAATTCATCCTGATATTTCCTAAGCGTTTCGTTAATCTTCGCTATACGTCTTGTGTTCGAATCAAATTCTTTATATCCACTTCCAATACCCGCAGATTTCAGTTCGTTCTGTCTTGCTTGTAATCTCTCTAATTCACTATTAAGATTTACGATTCTCTTACTTCCGACTTTTGCATTATCACCGATAGCCTTTAGCCGATTTGCTTCTACGGCTGCTTCAACTTCTTTCGCCCTTGTTTCTTCAAGTTTTCCATTAATTTCCGCAATTTTCCGTTCGTTTTTTCGTTCGTTTTCTAACAACTTATTCAGATAAGAGTTGTATGTATCTGCTATTGATTGGTACGATGTATGCAACTGTTTCTGCATATCGGAAAGTTTTTTCTCGGCAGCAGTCAGCTTTTCCATATCCGCTTGCGCTTCTTTAGTATTTACGCCAGAAATAAAAGCTTTCCCTGATGCCTCCAGATCATCAAGTTCTGACTTTGCGTACTTAATCACATTTGCAAGATCTTCTATGTCATACTGCATTTTCTTATATGATGTGCTATTGACCTTTCCACCTGTAGCTCCGAAACGTTCTTTTGCATCGCTAAGTCGATTGAGCTTTTCTTGTGCTTGTTCGATCTGTGCTGTTATCTCTTTGTATTCCGTAGTCGGAATCCGTTGATTCGCATAAGCAGCTACCTTTTGCCGTAAGGATTCTACTTTTTGTTCCTGCGTACTGTACTCATCATTTAGCTTCACAAAAGAATCTATCTGGTTATTAAGAGTCTTTTTTACATTACTTCCCAATGTATTTACTCTGTCTGCTGCCCGATGCACTCCCGCTTCAATTTCTGCGGTACCTGCCTTTATGCCATCGGTTCTGATTTTTGTGTTAATAACAATACTTCCATCTTCTGTCATGTATCGTCCTTTCTACCGCTTACTGTTAACGGTTAGCGGGCAACTCCAAACGTTGCCCGGTTATTCCTTATATTTTTTTAATCCATTCCTCAAATAAATCATTTAACTTATCAAAAAATTCAAGGTAAAGTGTATATGATGGCTTTTGCACTCCGAACACCTTTTTGCAAGCTCCTTTTCCAAATAGTTTTTCGAACTCTACAGCGAATTTACCATCCAATATTTTATAAATCTGGTCTTTATTGTGCGGCTTTCGCTCTTCCTCTTTCTCCGCTTGCCTCAACAATTTCAACATTTTTCTTATAGCTTTTCCTGTTTTTTCTATTCCGGTCGGAAACGCAATCGAAATATACCCGTTTTGAACTTTGATAACTTTCTTTCCATCAATCGATATGTTTTTCATTCTCTCTCTCCTTTCTGTCCAGATTCACCCATATCAGAGCATTAGTGCAGAAATTAAGAAACTCTGTTGTAAAAATCGCCAATAAAATAATTGTTAAAAATACCTTCATGTTCTTTCTCCTTTTCTATTCAGTTAATTGTTCCAAACTTCATTTGCTGTAATATTCAGAGCATCAAGGAAGTTATCTCGTTCATGTACTTCCGGCATACTCTCTTTAAATCGGATCTCTAACTTTGTCAGTTCCAAGTCCATCCGCTGATTATCATTGAACCGCTTCATGAGCAGTTGCGCCGCCTTGGTTCTGTCAGCTATAGCCGGATCTAATCCAAACTGCTCCGCTACATTTCCACGCATCACAGATGTAAGGAATTCCAAGACTTCCTCTGTCGTTGCCACTTCTTCGCTTTTGGTTTTGCTCAGTATCTCGCTCATGTACTCAACAACATTCGGCTTTGTCAAATTCAGCGATCCTATCTGTCTTGCTGACCGCTCACTGTATCCGGCTTTCTTTGCCGCATCTGTTATGTTTCCAGAGATCAGAAATTCCAATGCGAATTTCTTTTGCTTCGATGTAAGTTTTTCTTTCATCTATCCACCGTCCCATTCTATTCGTTGAATCAAATCATCACCTCCGCTGTCTTTTTCCGCAATATGGGTTTTAACCTTTGCCTTTCTCAGCAATCAAATCCTCACTCCCATTGCCTTTTTCCCTATATGTCCCAAATGTCATGTTTTTCTGTTTCATCAGTATATGTTCGCTTGCCTTAACATTTCTTAAGATCCCGAAGCTTTTTTGCTATGCTTTTGCTTATATCTCCTCAAAATGTTAGCAAATGTTGGCATTTTCTCACCATTCCACCTGGTACGACCATAACACTCCCTCTTCCTCGCTTTCTGGAATCCTCACGCATAACGTTTCGTGTACGCCATACAACTGCGCTAAGTCAATGATAAGCTTTTTCATTGATTCTATCGTCCTCGCACACAGCTTGATTCCCACAGCCTTTGTGTTATCTCTGAGCCTTACTTCTTTCAACAACACATCAGCTATCCAGATTCTGTCTCTTTTTTCCACGCAAATTCCCTGTATGAAATACCATTTTGCTATCCTTTTTTCTCTTTCTATCCTCAATTCCACCATTGCCACGCACCTCCCGCCATGTTAAAATGATTGAAAGGTGTTCTGCCGCCAACTTTGCCCGATAATGGCAGCAGGATATGTATATCTTATTCATTTCCAGACTGTAACGTTGCTTTTAAATTTTGTAACCGGTCATTGCATTGCTGAGATATGCCCGTAATCTCTTCATTTGCCTCTATTTTTGCCGTTTCTCCTTTTAATGCAATCTTCATTGCCTCTTGATTTTTCTGCTGAATCTGAGTCGAATATGAGTTTGCATTGGTTTGGTCAATTAATTGCTTTAAATCATCTGGCATTTTCTCATATTCTTCTTGTCGCTTTGCCTCGGTACGATATGTACGCATAAAATTGGATGATGCCACCTGTCCGTTATATTCTTCGTCCATCGCCCATGATCGTAATTGTCCCGGAGAACCAACCGCCTTTTGAACCAACGGCGGTAACTTGGAAAACTCTGATTCTGAATTGTATGAACTATTCCGAATCGCCTTTTCAACAAGCGTCCACGCTTCGAGCTCGTTCATTTGCTTCGGTGTGTAAAGCGATTGAACCAAAGCAATCAACTGCCCCGGTGCCGGTGCAAATCCACTTGTATCTGACCGTAAATATGCCAGAAACGCTTGTTGTGCCAAATCAAACGAAATATCTGATAATGCTAAATGCCAAGTATTAACCGTAACGGTCTTGTCCAACGGCTTATAGTTTGGATACGCACCCTGTATCATCATCAATAATTTTGCCGCTTCTTCCCTAAGCATCTAACCATCCCCCCAATCCATCCTCTGTCGTTCTACTCTGATTATTGCTTCGCTCTTTTCGCTCCCATGTCCGCACAGAAGCTTTCCAATCCCGCATCTTCGATTTGCCAATGTACCAACCCTTGGAAGAATAGAAGTCAACAAAACATTGAGCGTCAACATTATTTCCCCGCTCACGGCAGTATTCGCTTACTTCTTCCACAGTGGGTGGGACAAATCGGGACGATTTTCCCCCATTAATGCTTATCCTTTCCTTATCTACCCTGTCCTTACCTGACCTTATCTGGGTATCCACCATGTCTACCGCTTGGTTTCCGTCTGGTATACCAAGTGGTGACGTTGGGATTTCGTAGTGATCGTTAACAAGCGTCAATTGTCCAAATTCCTCTTTAAAGCGTGTTGGTGTATAACGATCCTTGCGCAAATAATTATTGATTTTCCAGTCCCTAATAACCACTACGCCACTTTCAAACGGCAACACAAACTTCTTCGCGATCAAAATCTTCAAATCGTCATCAGAAGCATTTGTGAGCCGAATTATCTTTTTGGGTGCGCTCACGAATCCATCGTCGTCAGCCTCCAATCCATATTGAAAGTACAAGGCTTGAGCTGAGCTTGGCATATCTAAGAATCGGTCTGAACAAACGATATCTCGTGAAAACATTCGACGATTAGCCATCGCTTTCTCCCTCCAATGTCGCCAAGATTTTTTCTGCCGGTTCACACGCCAGAAGAATTTGCGTTGCACGTGAATGCATAGATCGCACGAACCTTCTTATTTCCGTTATATCTCGACTTCGCCAGTATCCGTCTGATGAATTTGAACAAATGACCGTTCCATCCGCTGTCCCGTTGATTCGAGCCGTTGATATCAATTTTCTGAGTTCGCTACTGCTTTCACACCCCGTAATCTTCTCCAAGTCGCACGAATGAATGGCATTTTCTTTTCCCAACGGAATATGTTCATAAATATCCATTATTTCAGCCCCCTTCTATTAGCCAAGTCATCAAGATATTTGCCAGCGACTTCCACGTCGAATAAAACCCTCCGTCCGATTTTTCGTCGACATCCAATCTTTTCGCCAAATTTATTCGCTGTGTTCCGGCTCAACCCCGTGTACCGCATAAACTCTTTCACATCTATCAAGCGTTCCATAATTCGCCCTCCATCTTTTGCCCATTGTTTGCTGTTGCTTTCAGATGTACATCTTTGCTTGAATTATATCTCAGAAAAGTGTACAATATAAGACGCAGTATATTTTTGTTTTGGAGGTATTTTAAAATTTTTATGAGCGACAAATTACATACTATCAAAAATGATTTTTCCAAAAATTTTAAAAAAATAAGGAAAGCACATGGTTATACGCAAGTAAACTTTGTTGAAAAATATTGTGAGGATTATGGTGAAAAAGCCATATCTGTATATACTATAAAAAATTGGGAACAAGGGCGTACTGTTCCAGAATTGCAGACTATATGGGATCTTTGCGAGATATTCAATTGTGATATAGACTATCTCTTTGGAAGAATTGATTACAGTACGCATGACCTTGAATTTATATGTAGTAAGATTGGCTTATCCGAAGATGCCGTAAAATATTTAATCAAGATTCAAGAAGAAAAACGACTGAAAGAAACAGAATTAGAAACTATTGCTCCTCCATCTAACTTATTGGAAAAGAAACAACAAGAAACGGACAGGAATGCTATTACAGAAAATCAAATCATCCAATGCGCATTAGATGATTTGATAAAAGAAAAAAACGTATTAGAGCCTGTATTATCCCGTATTTGGGAATATTGTCATTTCAGACATTCCTATGACACCTATGAAAAAATAGATAAAGATAAACCACTTTCTGATATAGAACGTGTATTTTTAAAGGATCCTAAAGATCGTCCATTTTCTAAAGAAGATAATAAAAATTTAACTTATTTAAAAGATAAATATGATGTTGCTCTTTTCAATGCCACACGAGGGTTAGCCGATTGTATTGAAGATATATACAAAACAAAATATCTTGATAAATAATTTTCCAATTTTGGACAGATTTTGGACAAATCACCTTAACACTCACCACGCAAAAACGCTACACCCATTGATTTACTTGGAATGTAGCGTTTTCAGATTATTTATAACCTCTTAAGTTCTTCTTAAGATTTTTCCGATTTCTTTAAGGAATTTAACATACTTTAGACATATTTGTTTTTTATAATAAATTTAGATAGTTGAGAGAGACAAATTCAACTATCTCCCCCTCATAAAGTAGCACACCGGGAATCCGGTGCAACACTTTACTCTCATTCCTTTAGATAACTATAAAACAACGAAGCCCGTTAGCCCTTGTGGTTAGCGGGTTTTCGCTGTTCTGTACTTGTTGCAAAATCCGCTTCGGTCAAATCTCGGTCAAATAATTTTCTAAAGAAATGTTGCACCTTTTCTATTCTCTTTCTTATTCTTGTTCTGATTATATGATTTCCTTATACAAATTCTGTAATTTATCCATTTCCGATTTTGCTTTATCATCTGTGACGTGCGTATACAAATCCAGTGTGATTGCTATGGAATAATGTCCGAGGAATCCTTGTACTACCTTTGCGTCAATCCCGGCTTCAAAACAACGCGTTGCAAAAGTATGACGAAGTGCATGTGGATAAAAATGCGGAATCGGTATAAACACTGTCTTGTTTTTCTCTGCCTGCTTTTTTCGTTCCTTATTGATAGATTTTTCTATCCAGTCTAACGTCACTTGAAAGGTGTGTTCTGTAATCGGTTTTCCGTTCTTTCCAACAAACACAAGATTTTCAAATCCCTCTAATGGTTGCCATTCACTAGCTGACAACTGCATTTCTTTCAACTGAATCCACTGACGTTTTAAAGCCTTATACACACTGTCCTGCATGGGAATCGTCCGTATACTGTTCTTTGTCTTTGGTGTCTGGTACTTGAATACATACTTCTTTGTTTCCTTATCTTTGATATACACCAACGTTTTATTTACAGAAATTTCCCGTTTCCGAAAATCTACATCATCCCATGTAAGCCCAAGCAGTTCTCCGCCACGCATTCCCGTTCCGAGTGCTACCTGTATGAGATTCTCGTGTATTCTCTCCTTTGCGTGTTCCAATACTTCCCGTTGTTCTTTCACAGTCAGTACCCGTATCTGTTTTGTCTTTGTTTTGGGAACTTCCACTCCTGCACATGGGTTGAATGTAAGAATCCTGTTATGCACTGCATATTTGAACATAGCATTGAGAATATTATACACATCCCGTATAGTCTTTGTGCTGTAATCATCATCTGCCATATTCTGAAGCAGACGTTCCAAAATAATCGGATTAAAATCTGCCACACGTTGTTTTCCTATCTGCTTCTTTATGTAACGTCTGTAAAAATCATCATAACGTACTTGTGTACTCTCCTTGATAGTCCGCTTCTTATGGGTATTCAGCCAGATATCAAACCATGTATCCAGAGTGATATTATCGCCCTTTCCTTTCAACCCATGCTTGACTTCATAGCGTAAATCTTCCATTTCTTGAACTAACTTTTTTAAGTCCGCATTATCTTTTGTATACGTTTCTCCTTTGTAATAAAACCGCCCTCTGTAAATTCCGCTTTTTCTCTGCATAATTCCCGGCGGTAATGGATTTCCTTTTAAGTCCTTGCCCAATCTGCACGCTCCTTTCCGTGCAAGGACTATCAGAACTGGTCTGACAGTATTATATGCTTATTTGTGTTTATACTGCAATTACTTCATATTTATTTTTCAGATTATGCCCTTCGTTTTTCTTCAAAAACTGGTCTAAAACCTCAGAGCGTATAAGAATCTTATTTCCAATCCTTATGACCGGAATCTTCTGCCATGTAATCAGCTTTCGCAGATTATTTCTTCCAATTCCCGTATACTCTGACGCTTCATTCACTGTAAGGGCTTTCTTTGTCTGTATCGTTTTCTGTGTATGTTCTGTCAAAGATTCTCCTTTCTTCTTCCCTCAAAAGGAAAGATTTTTTATAGTCCTCATATATGCGTTGTTGTTCTTCGTTCATCTGCCCCCGTTCTATTAGCTGGCGGATATAATCTCTGTTATCCAGTTTTCCGATTTTATCCATTAGCTTTAAAGAGGGCGAAACTGCTACGTTCAGCCACTGCCATGTTCGTTCCAGTGTCTTTTTCTCTGGATTCATGGTCAACTTTATCTTCCCTACATCCTGCATGAGTTCTTCCCACGGGGGATAAGTAGGATAAAGCCGTTTTCTTGTAACCGTGCTGTTTTCCGGCTTCTGTAAAAACCGCACTTTCTCGTTTAATACAGACAACGCAATCCGTGCCACATCCCTGTCTTTCAGAAGTTCTTCTACTAATCTGACCGCTTTTTTGTGCCGGAATCGAAGTTCATATCTGTTCCAGTCCGGGTTGAGTTCTTTTCCGAACTTTTCTGCCTGTTCATATCCCTTTTCATAGAATGTAATCCGAAAATCACTGTGTTTACTGCCGAGATATAGTGTTTTTCCCTGCGCTTCTATTTCATCCTCTTTCAGTCTATCAGAACGATTCTCTGCTGTATCACGCAACTGACTAGATATCAGCCCCTCGTTTTTCAGACGAATCAATTCCGGGATAGACAGATAAGGCTTTGTATCGTCGATTGCCAAGTCTATCCTCGGAAAATTCACCGGGTATCTGCAAACTCTTTCCAGAAAATCAAACCATGTTTCCTTATTCATCATAAGGAAATTTTCATAATTCCTGCACCCCGAACCACTCATAAGAATCTGAAATCCCTCATACTGTGCATTTCCTGTCGGTTTCAGAATCTTGATATTGTCAAATCTTGCTATCAGTTCGTGTCCAGCAATTCCTTTTTCCTTACCATGCAGTTCCATAAAACTCAGTGGAATCCGCAAGATATCTTCTATGATTATGAACACGTCTACACCTTTGACAGTAATCTGACACCAGTCAATCAGTGCTGTCAAATCTTCTTTCTGACGAGTTACCCCCCTGTTAGTATAGGGGGGTTCTGAAATTTTCATTACCTCTGTTATCATCATCCCTGCCTTTCGTAGTATGCCGTGGCTTTCGCCACGTTCCCGGAACTTCCTCTACTCCCTTTGCTCCTTTCACGCTGTACGGAGCAGTCCGCAGAGAATTTCCGGGAACAGTCTCTACACGTTTCCTTTTCCGGTAACAACACGGATACCCTTGCAGGAGATTCTGTCCACCAATACCGGGAAGTTTCCTCTCTGCACATAAGGGGCATATACCGCTTCTTCTAGTTCTACCACTGTGTAAGGCTCTACCTTTGGAAGTTCTGTTGCTTCCAGACGGATATCTACGCTGTTTCCAAGTTTCATGCTTCCGAGGTGAAGTTTCAATGCTTCCACTTCCTCGGTTTTCTTCCGGGTTTCCTTATCATACTTGTAGCAGTAGTCTGCTCCCATGTAACGGAGTTCCCCGAACGCTTCTCTGACCTGTTCTTTTGTCAATGTAATCTGCATGCTACATTTCTCCTTTTTTGAAATCATGGTGAATGAGTGTCTGGTAAGTGTGACAAGTCCTTTTCATATCCACGTCTATATTTATTTCATTACTTTTCTCCTTACCTCTTAACCTCATCATAGACCTGTTTTTTCTTCTTGTCAACAATTATTTTACTTTTTCCCTTACTTTTTATTTTTGTATTTCAAACGCTTAACTATATCTTTTTATAACTTATTATAATTTTACCCTTACATTTATCCTTATCTTGTGTTATGATGAAAACAGAAACGAGGTGTGCATATGTTTGTGAATAAAGAAGCAGTAGGAAAACGAATTTTACAGATACGCAAGAAATACGGTTACAGTATGCAGAAGTTTGGGGAAATCATAGATAATGCCCCGAAAGGCTCTGTAAACAGTTGGGAAAAGGGTGTGAATCTTCCCAATGAGAAACGCTTGAAGCAGATTGCCACGTTGGGCAATATGACGCTGAATGAACTTCTGTATGGTTCATTTAAAGAATATGTAGATATGCTTATCACAGAAAAACTGGGGATTGAACTGCCGGAAGAATTTACCAGAACTTTCTATTCTCTTTTAGAGCAGAACGGATTTACCTACGGGGATGATATCGAGATTGTCCGGCTTGTAAACGGCTTTCTGACTTATCATAACCTTACAACAAAAGAAACCGCCATTTTCTATCAGCCAACTGCATACTCCGGCGATTATTTTGACGGTATCATACAAAAAGCGGATTCTTCCGTTCTGGTCTGCCGGGCATATGCAGATAAGGCAAACAACACCTTACATATCATTCCGGCTTTTGAGAATGGACAGACTGAGGAAGTAGCAGACTTCTTTCATGCACTGAAAAGCATAACCGCTCCACACAACAACAATTATTTCACTTCCGGCTTTCTGACACTCGGACTGGCATTGAGAGATTCCAAAGTAATTATCTATGGAATTGATGAAAAACAGGGAACAGCACAGGTAATCCCTTACGAATATGATTGCGAATCAGACGCTTATATCCAGAATGAACATCTGTCATATACCAGACAGGATAGCTTTTTCCGAGAAGCCACGAAAGAAGCGGTCTATCGGAAAATGCAATCCGACAGAAGTAACCCATAAGATAAACAAGAGGACTTGCAAGGTTTGTGACCTTTCAAGTCCTCTTATGTATCATGATGGTATTGGCTGTGTCCGTTCCGTAAAGGACTGCCCTACGGCGTCTCGGCTTCGCCTTGTTCCTTTACCTCACTAATAATAATGTTCTGATAGCAGAACTCTTACTTATACTTTTATCTTACTATTCTTTCAATTTTTACCGTTTCACCATCAATATTATACTTAAAAAAATAAAATTTAATAACATTTCCTTCTGATACTTGTTCTAGATCACCTTTACACTTAGTACAATCTAAACTAACTTTTGTCGTATCAAAAAATAGACTACTTTCTTCCTTCTCATTTAGTTCTATTAAAAGTGTATCAAAAGTTTTCTCTACAACAACCCCACTCAAATGAAACCAATGAGAATTATCATCTCCACTAGAACGCAACTCCATATTTTGACGATTCTCCTTAAAAACATTTCCTTTTACGCCAAGCACAATTAATACTATTGCAAGCAAAAGTATGATTAACAAAATCAATCGTTTCTTATCCATTAAATGTAGTCCCCGATATGTCTGTCCAACTATCAAAATCAAAATTCAAATAACGTACTGTATCCCCCCATCCATCAAATACCATCAATGTATGTACTGTATTTCCAGAATTATATGCTCGCAAAGTTGCATATCCCTCTGCTGCCATTGAATGCCCCGCACGTTCTCCAGTATCACTGCTAATTATACCACAATGGACAACTGCTATATCTCCTCTATCAATGCAATTAGTGAAAAAATTATAATTGGGACTATAGTCAGTATTTTGTGTTACAGAAACATTCTTTCCAGCACAAAAGTCCACAAATCCAGGTCCAATATTGCCAATAGTTGTTGAACCATATGTTATTCCTCCACTCTCCGATGAAACTGTCGTTCCTGTTGAATCCCAAATATCCATATAATCACCTGCAATATCTGTATAATCAACAGCATTATAATATGCACCACATGCTAATAATGCACTAACTGCACATGCATAATGTCCTGTTACACTTTCTATATACGGCTCATTAAAGGAAATAAATTCTTGAAGATGATTTGTTGAAACAAGCGTGTAGTTTTCATAAACTTCATCAATATCTAGCAAAACCTCATCCCAAGTAGCTGGGTCTTTTCCCCTACTCTCATTCAAGGACAGTACTGTTTTTTCTAATGTTTCACCATAATTCGTTCTAATCTTTCCCAAATTATCAACAATACCATATTCAAACGGAGCTATTTTATATATTTCAGAGGTATTTGCTTTTTCACTAAATACATTTGCTTCACTTTGATAAATCACCTCATATGGATTTGCTGAATTATTACCAAATGAGTATTCTGATATCAAAGATTCACACGTAGTATCAAAAACTACATATCCATATGGTTTGTTTTCTAAATTGTAATTTACAATATATCCAATAGCTTGACCTGTTGTATCATAAAATTTTCTCGGATTATTAGCAACAATATTGCTATTTTCTCCTATTCCCTTTGCAAAACGTTCTGCCATCTGTATCGCCAAATCATCCGTAACATTTACAACAGAAGTATTCTCCGATGCATGGACAGGAACTATTGACATAATAGTCAATATAAAGATTGTCAAAAGTGAAGCAAATCGTTTAAAAATTTTTCTCATAAATATCCTTCCTCCTTAGATTATATATTTACTTTAATATTATATCTTATTCCCTATTTTGTCTATATTTTTTTATGTTTATTTCAAATATTTCATTCTATTTTATTTTTATCAAACTATTTTCAAACAAATCCAAACAAAGAATCTCGGGGCAAATTTCGGTCAAATCAGGATAAATAAATATAACACTTTATATGTAAGTCAATTTTAAAAAAGCCTGTAATTCCGGGCTTTACAACACTTTGTAACACAATATAAACCAGTTCGATAATCCCTCATTCCTTTAGATAACTATAACGACAACAAACGCCACGGGCCGGAAGGTTTGTGGCATTCGTCGTTTCTTTTTCAGCAAAATTTAATGCTTAAATCTATAACAAATCATCCTGAATATCTTCCTCCAGCATCCGTATCCCCGCAACACTGGTCACCGGCAGCGAGAACACAATCGTACGTTCTTTGCTGTCGAGACCGGCCTGCTCCATGATTGCTTTCATGATCTGATTCTTCTCTCTGCTCTTAGTTACGATCAGAATGACTTCTTTTTCTTCCACCAGTGACACCCCGAGATACTTTTTTGCAAGTTCCATCCCGGTTCCTTTTGCATGGATCACAGTTCCGCCTCCGGCCTTTGCTGACCTTGCTGCATCCATGACCGTGTCGATATATCCCTGATTTGCGATTGCTACCAGAAGTTCATAATCTGTATCTTTCATCGAAGTCTCCTCCTCTTTTTCAAATTCCTGTTCATTTACAAGAAACTGCAGTGTCTTTCTTCCGCCCACGCTGCTAAGCGGCACAATGAACGATACCCCTGTCCCCGGTACATCGATCAGCATCTTCGTGATCAGTCCCCGGCGCAGCTTTTTCCACGTCTCTCCTGTAACGATTGCAAGAAATAACATCTTTTCCGATTCTTCCAGGCCGAAATAATCCAGTACTTCACTCTGTGCCGTCCCTCTCCCGGTCGTTTCCAGGAATA